AACTTTCTATTGTAATCATCATACTTAACAGTAAAGGTAGTTGGAATTGCTGGATTTACGTCGATATGAACGGCATCATCATTAGTTAGACCGTGAGTGCTAGCACAGGAAACGGTAACAATATTCTTTTCAATTGTACCAGTGATTACGCTGAAGTTAGTTTTAAAACTATGATAAACTCCAGAACCATTACTAATAAAGTATAAGGTTGATTCCGATCTTTGAGTGCTTGCAATACCAACAAAAGTACCAGTGGAACCCAAACCAACTCTAATTGTAGCAATACCAATTAAGTCATTTGAAATCTTTGCAATATAAACATTTGACTGATCTGTAAGAGAAGTAGTTCCGATACCTGTTGCAGAAACTACAAGGGAAGATCCACCATTGTTTGAATAAGTAACAAGATCACCAGTCTCTAAACCGTGGTTTGAAATATAAATTGATCTTGTTGGAATGAATATCTGAGTAATTCCTGCTCCAGGATTGCTGAACATGATAGTTGTACCAATTCCAACGCCAGATACTGTACCGAGTCCAACAGAATCAATTGGATTAAAGTATAGTTGCTTATTGATTCTATAGTCGTATGAGGTTCTGTAACCTACGTTAATTGTAAGTTTTCTTGAAGATTCTTTTACTGAAGTGGATGCTGTATGTGCTACTCCAGAAGTTCCTTGATAAGCTCTGATAACTCTAACTCTAGAGTTCAATCTATCAACATTCAGAACTTTTACTTTTTCATCTTCAATGGTTAAAATATCATTTTCTCTTATATTTGGATAAGTTAAAGTACCATTTACATTAATATACGTTATAATACCAGTAACTCCAGTGCTTCCAATTCCTGTAGTAACTGTGCCTAAAGTTGTTCCAATACCAGAAAGAGTAAGTATATTTGTAGAGATTCCTATTTGATAGAACCCTTCCAATAGAGATGAAGTTGTACTTAATCCAGAAACTGAGATCTTATCATTATTTTTGAAGTTGTGTGGATTTTCTGCAAAAATAATATAATCTCCTTTGTTTTCTCCTGGATAGATTTCCACATTAGAAATTGAACTAGTAGCAACACTTACTGATGAAACTGCTTTTCCGTTAAGTCTAGAAACTCTAGCACTTGCACCATCACCTTGAGTGTTTGCATTATCAAAGACTAATGTATCATTTACTTTATAATTTTGACCTCCTGTTACAATACCAACAGATTCTACAAATCCTGGAGTTGCAAACTTAACATCTACCGTTTGATTTAATTCATTGGGAATTGTGAGATATGAATATGATGCTGTTCCATTGATCAAATTATAGAAGTAGGTATTTCTAACCCAATCTGTTTGATTTAAATTTAGTTCGTCTTGATTCGAATCTTTTTGGAAATTGAATTCATTTGGTTTTGACTTATATGAATTCCCAACCAAATATGGGAACTTAGGTTGCTTATATCCAGAGAATTTACCCCCACTATCCGCAGAAGATTCAAACGTAGCAAAATATGCATATATTCCCTTTGGAAATTCTGGAGTTACGCAGAATCTACCATTGTTTTCGTCAAGGAATGAATCGTCTACTTTTTTATAATATGTATAATCCTCTACAAAAAATCCAAGTTCAAATATAGAAGAAGATGGTCTATTTGCTTTACTCTCTAGTACATATGAAGAATTTAACTGTGCAACAATACCACCAGTTTTTGTGATATAACCATAAGGACCGTAGATTGGGTTTCCGTCATATGCCCATCCAATGATAGGGGAGTGGCTTGTTAAATTTGCTTCTATATTATTCTCTTTTGCAAGATCAGTTTTGCCATAGACTTTATTACCACTTTGATCTGATGGTTGTATAATCTCCCTTAACTTTCTTGGAGCATAAATGTGAGAATACTGAAGACCAAAGTTTTCATTAAGACCTTTTGCGATAAAACCATCATCTGGAGTTATTGATGAATAGTATTTCTTAAATAAGTTAACAGTCCAGGACTGTATTTTTGCATTAAACTCTGCTGCAGATCCTGCAGGAGTAACTGTGATTGAAGTAGACCCCCGAACATATCCAGTTCCACCTTCTATTACTTTTACGGAAGTTAGCTGACCGTTGGTAATCACTGGAGTTACAACTGCACCAGAGCCAGATCCTTGAATGGTTAAAGTTGGGAGTGAATTATATTCAGAACCCACATTATCAACTAAAACTTCTATGATCTCTCCATCTGAAGATACAATAGGATTCAGTTGTGCATTCTTTCCAGACTTCAAAGTAAAGGAAGGTTGTCTATAGAAATTGATGATCTCCGAAGATCCATATTCAACACCTTTGGAACTGAGATGGACTGATGTAACTTGACCCCTAAAGATAGGTTGAACTACAGCATCAAATGTTTTTGTTCCAATTGATGATAGTCCAACATTTCCGATCAGTTCTACTCTTACTTCTGGATAGTTAAAGACGTGCGTACCAAGTCCAACGGATGTTAATTCAACATATTGTTTAGTCTTGTAGTAAAAATCATAATGGGTACTACCTACACCAACTGTAGATAATTTGAATGAGTTGTCGTTGACTTTAGTTGCGATGTAGTTGGTGCCTGTCGAAAGTCCACCAATAGGAGTAAAATCTGTGGTATAAACTATCGTTTCTCCTGACTTATAATCGTGAGATTCAATTTCAATTTCAGATAACGAAGTATTAATTCCCGAATGTGTAGTTGTTCTTTTTTTATTTTCATAACCAGATCCAGAATTTTCAATGTTAATTGATTTTAGAACAGATTTCTGATTGTATGACTGGAATCTATGATTACCAATACCATATGATGATAGGACGATGGTATTGATACCAGAAATAGCATCACCTAAAGTGTTGTGTAATTTGATTGTAAAATTATCTTTGACTGAAACATAGTATGAAGAATCCGTTGAAAGACCACCAACACCTCTTTGATTATCTGTTTTATAAATGACTCTCTCTGCGTTTCTGAATTTATGATATGTTGAGAATCCAATAGTCGATAAAGCACTTCCAATACCGACTAATTCTGCATTGCCCTGAGAGTTAAATGAAGACTCATGGCTAACCAATTTCATATTAGCATATGCCTTTGCACCAACTCCATTTCCACCAGTAATCTTGATGATAGGCACATCCAGATAATCAAATCCAGGATCTATAATTCTAATTTCTTGTAAAGATCCACTGATCGCGCAGAAACCAGTTGCTCCAGTTCCAACAGAATCTGAAATGGCTAAAATTGGTGGATTGATGACATCATAATTTGAACCAGGAGCAATGACTTCTACTTCTTCTAATTCTCCATAGTAAATTGATTCATTTGCTTTATAATTTAAAATTTCTACACCATTGATTAAAATTCCAGTAAATCCTGCATTTGTTTCATAAATGTTTCCGTTATTGATCGGTAAATCTATCTCTCTAAGAATTTTTTGAGATTCTAAAGTCTTAGATTTAAATTCATACAATTCAATTTTATTATTGGATACTGTAGTTGCACTAGATATTGAAATAAATTCATTAGCAAAAAGATTTGATCTGCTTTTTGCTAATTTAATTCTGTTAGGATCTATTCTTTTGACAAAATAAAGACCTTCGTCAAACAAAGAACTTCTTATGATTTTTGTTGTAGAAGTTGTTCCCTCGGATGTTGTTGTGGTGATATAACTTATTTCTGGTGTATAATAAACGCTATCTCCGGTATAAAATCCGTGGTCTGAATTTGGTGTTATTGTAAAAATATCGCCAGAAAATGGTCCAGAAAATATTATTATTCTATCTGTTGCATTTAAAGATTGGTTATAATAACTTGGAATTGAAGGAGAGGCAACTAAGGTTTTTTCATTTAATTTATATACATTTTGTACATTTGAACTTATTTTATTAACGTTAGGAAAAACTGTAGACGATGCTTTAGAAATTTGTTTTGTAATAACGTAATTATCTGTTATGGAAAGAAAACCTTGTCCTCTTATCGTAAATGTTGTATTTGAAATTAAATCTATAATTGTTGAAACTTTTTTAATGCCAGAATTTGAAACAATATTGATGATATCTCCGATTTTAAAAATATTTTCATCACTTGTGGTTATATCATAAGTATCTCCAGTTCCTTTTGAAAGAATTGACTTTACTATGTAAGAAATTGGAACATTAAAAAACCAATTTTTTGAGCTAGTTTTTTTGTCATTAACACCTAATGTTCTGATGATAGATGTATCATCTTTTACGTGATATCGAGTATCTTCATTAATTTCTAAAGAATTTAGAACAGAAGTAATTCTTAATTTTACTAAAGATCCATTTGGATCATATGCACTTGCATAAGTATTAACGCCGATTCTCTCCCCATCTAAAATAGTTTTAGATATTCCAGAACAATTAAAAAATTGAGTTAAAGATTTGGATGCATAAGTAACAATACCTGTGGTGTTGTCTCCATATTTTACCAAAAGTTCTCCGCTTGAAGAAAATCCAACAGTAGAATCTACATCAAAAACAGTAGTTCCTGCAGAAATTGGCCCTATTACTTTTGTGTTAGGATGAGCAGTGAATTTTCCAAGTGTAGCGCCATTGGTAATAATATCCCTGTTATAACCAGAATCTAAACTTAACTTATAATATGTGTTTCCAATTCCAGAAAATATTTTTTCAACATATGTAATTGGACTACGGGCATATATAATATTATTATATGCATTTTGAGATAGAGTTTGATTAACTAAATTTAATGGATTTCCAGAAATACTTTCTACTACTATATCATTAGTTAATCTATATTGAGCATCAGATGGTCTGAATAAGTTTTCTTTAAGTTTTATAATTTTAACATCTTTTCCATATAAAACTTTAAATAAAATAGTAAAAGATTCATCTGTTCCCTTACTTCGATAAAAATCTTTATTTTGTTTTAAGAAGATAGATTGATCTAATCCAGAATATAAAGATCTATCTTCAAACCCAGGCAAAAGTTGATATTTTATTTTGGATAAGAATTCTTTTAAAAATAAAGAACTAAGATTTGTAATTTTTGATCCACGAACTAACAATTTTCCATTAGATGAATATTTGCTCGCTATGTGATCAGAAGATTCTGAGCTTGAAAAAACTAACTTATCTGGAGTATTTAAAGTGGTATATGAAGTTATTCCACTAAATCCTCTTATACATCCAATAAAAGAACTAGATGTTTTTGATGTATAAGTGATAATTTCATTATCAATTTTAAGTAGTCCGTAGGAATCTGGAAAACCATTAGTTCCTGTTGGTGATTCCCCCAAATCTACTTTTATTATAGAATCTGAAAAAGATAAATCACGGTAAACTACAGTATCGTTTTCAATTTGATCATTGATTAAAATTACAGAATCAACTGTATTTGTAATTTCATCAACTTTTATATATTGATCTATGTTTTGAATTAGATCAACCGAAGCTCCTTGAAACTCTTGCGAGATGTAATATTGTGATAAAAATTCGGAGATTAACGGAAATTCCTCCCTAACATATGCAGGGAGTTGGTTTTGAACGATGTTGCTAAACTCAACTCTTTTTTCTATCATTTGATTATAATCTTACTAAATTCCCGTTAGTGTAACTTGATGATACGATGTAGTTTGATGCTGAAGGATCTAACCCAGAAGAAATTTCATCAATAACCATTTCAAAATTACTCTTACTAATATCTAGTTGCAAATACAAATCCTGTAATCCAATAACATCATTTGACTTCGGAGTGGCAGATATTTCAATTATTTCTTGTCCATTTTTCTGTTTTGCTGAAGTAATAATAATAGGATTTAACGTAATAACTCCTGATTTATAATTAATTGTACCAACATTTCTTTTGAGAATTGTTGGTGTTGTTGAGTTTGCAGTTGGAACGTTAAAGAAAAAGATTGAACCAGTGACTCTATCTGTATTTGGAACATCTCCTAAGTAAACATCTTGAGAGATTCCACTGATTCTAAATGCGGTAGATTTAATATTGTATCCCGACATACTATTAATATAAAATTCATTTCCAAATCCAATAGAATACTCAACAAAACTATTCAGTGATGCTCTAAGGTCTCTTCGAATTTGAATCCTAGTGATATTTGAAGTCACTGATTCGTGACTATCATCGATGATTTTCAAAAACTTACTATATTTAAATCTTGCTCCATATTTATTTAATTCAGTTGATTCTGAATACTTATTTGTATTTGATTGAATTACACTTGAAACATAAGATGCACTTGGAGCAAGATTTGTGTTATAATATACTTTTGAATCAATTTCAATGTAAAGATATTTGAGATCTAAAATTTCTGGGACAATTCCTGCTACAGAATACTTTTTAAGTTTGAGTTTGATATTCTCTTTAACAAGATTTGAAAGAAAATCACCACTTCTAGGTTTAATGCTAATAAAAACCTTTCCGTATTGTGGTGGGATTAATTCTTCTCCGCCAAAAACTGATATCGATTCAGTTTCTGGATAAATTTTTGTTGGTATTAATGTTTCATAGTCATTTGCAGTGACAGCTCTATTTTGAGAAGAATATATTCTGGGAGCGTATTTTTTAACTGACTCCACAGATTCTATATTCTCTCCACCAGATGCTATTAATCCTGTAGTTAGTAGAGAAATGCCAGAAGTCACTGTATATTCTGTAGAATTTCTTATATAAACTAATCGACCAGAATATACAAATTGACTGACTCCATTTGCAGAGTCTCCATTTGTAGTGATATATGATACTTCTATATAATTTCCCTCTTGTAATTTTTTACCAAAAATATTATCTCCAAAAATTAATTCATATCTTTCATCTTCAATTTCTTGTAGGAAATAAATTTCAGAATCTTTATTAATTTCAAATAAACTATCTTGTTGATTATATTTTACAGAAACGGTAGACGATAGTTGACGTTGATTAGTTTTTACAATTGTAGAGATTAAATTGGTATCAATTCCAGAGTTTGGTAATATAAAACGTTGATTTGGATTTCGATCCGTATATGTAAAGTTAGAAGTTAACAATGTTCCTTCATAAATTTCAATATCATTAAATTCAACAATATTATCATAGACTGGAACGGTAATATCTTCTAAAATCGAGAACACAAATGATTGATTGCCAAACGTACCTGATGTGCTTGCAACAGGTCCTTTCTTAAGGGTTAAAGAAACTGGTGCTGGAATTATATTTGAACAATCTACAAAAAAACTTACCGTTGCTTTTGCTGCTTTTTTAGAACGAGGCACGTATCCAATATTTCTTGCGAGTGCAACAACATTCTCTCTGAGTGTTGCACTATCAATGAACACTTCATTTGCAACCATATTTGCATTATATGAAGTGATATAGGTATTGTATGCCAGAACATCAAGAATCGTTGAAAGGTTAGACCCTTCAAAGTCATAATCAGTGAAATTTGAGTTTGACTTAAGATAATCTCTAAGTGTTGTTTTAATCTGGTCGAAATCCAGATTTGTAAAGTTTACTAGTGGCATTTACCTTGTAGGTTGCAATACAAATTGTAACTGTTGAGCAGGAACGTCTGCTCCAATGATGTTATAAACGATAACAGCATCAAAAGAATTATTATCATAGTCTGGATAGACATCAACGCTCACCAATTGAACTCTTGGTTCATAGTTACGAATTGAATTACGAATTTCATCGGTAATTGTTGATGCAGAAATCTCATCAACGTTTTCAAATAAACTCTGAGAGATTCGAGAGCCAAAGTTTTCATTGAAAAACTTCTCTCCTGGAACAGTAAAAACGATATTACGAATAGAACGAGAGATTGCAGTTTCATTTCTAAGGGCAATCAAGTCACTATTCAGGGGATTAACCTGAAATGACATACTAATATCTTTAAAATCCTGACTTACCCTTTCGAGTGGCATTAGATATGATAATTCTGTCTTATTTATTATGAATTTTTGGACTCATAAATGGGTTCAGTTCCATAATCCCAATCATCATAATCTTTGTCATTACGAATTTTTGAGTGAATTTCACTTTGATGGTAAAAATCGTGTTTTTTTGGCGTCAAATCATCATTTGCAATCTCACGAAGCATCTTTTGCTTCTCAATTTGCCCCTCCCAACCATACTCACTTGATAAAAACTGTGTCCCCCATTCATTTTTCATAAAATTTTCATCTTTATCGACTTGTTTGGTCATTGTTTTGCTCCTGATTTGTTAAATCAGAACTTTTTACGGGGTTGCTATCCCGAATTTTTGTGATTTCGTACATAAAATCGTCTGATGTCTCTATTTTACGACGATTTTCGACAGAATATTCGATTAAATCGATTTCATACCCTGGATTTTTGGTAATCCTATTGCGTGTCCAAGCATCATCGTACCATAAAATCTTATTATTTGGATAAGCATAGAAGTTTCCGTTATCCATCTTAAAGAAATGAGCACATTTATGCTCTGGCGTCTCACTAAAATTAGTATTCAGAGTCGATTTTGATTCCCATGACCAATCAAGAGTGAATAAGTAGGTTCCTTCGTTCTTTTCTCCACGATAGTTAATCAATTCAGCACGTAAGTTAGCAAGTCTTGAACGAACTTGAACATCAATATAAGGAGAAAAGCAATCCCACCACATACACTCTTCTAACTGAGGAACTGGTGCATCTGGTTTCCAACAAAATGCATGAATCGGTCTCCGTGTCCAGTTCACACCATTCTCGAGAAACGCCTCAAAGAGGGGTACGTGCTTCTCTAAGGACGCTACGGAGTGTACGTCGCATAAAGTTACCTCTCCATGGCCTTTTTTATGGTTATAGAGAAATTCATTACGAATATAGCACGTAATTGTTGGAAGATTGTGATTTAGGTATGCCATTAATTCTCATTAAAAAAGCATGTATTGCTACATGCTGTTAGTTCTATTTACCTTGGCCACGATACTTTTTTTTACGTCCATTACGAGAGGTCGCACTGAGTAGTGTACGAGCAGAACGTCCTTGACGAGTTTTCTTTGGTGCTCCAGGCTCAAAAATAGTCTTATTCAATCCACCACCTTTAGCCATAAATTTCCTCCAGTTCTAAATCATTTGGATTAATATCTTCACCCGAGTAAAAACGCTCAGAGAAGTCTTGAAGAATCTCACTACACTCTTCTGCAGTGAGATTCATATAAATTTTACGCCCTTTGTAGAGTACATTGTAGTCCATCAGATAATACGAGTCTTTTCGTGCCCAACGCGAATACGAGGATCGCACCAGATCTCAAATCCCGCTTCCTTTGCATCCAGACAGAATGAAACATCCTCACCGCACATATCCTGTACATTGCCAGATTCAAAGACTTGCATCTTAGGAGCAAACCAGGGATACTCTAGATTTTCAAAGACTCCTTTTTTGATCAGAACCCAACCGAAACCAGTGTAGTCAACTGTGAAAGGCTTTCTACGTTTCTGAATTGAATCAACGGTTTCGTGATTCATTACCCCACCATTTTTGCGGAAGTCATCTTCTTCTAACCAATGTGCGACAGAGGTTGTGTGACCATCTTCGGTAGCATACCATCCTGCAGCAATTTCTTTTTCTTTTCCATCTTCTGAAAGAGTAAGATCACAGAGCTGCCAGAACTTGTTTGTATCAAAGACAATATCCGAGTCAATCCAAAGTTGATAGTCATACTGCAGTTTTCCATCCCAAGGGATCTGCTTTGGTCCACGGAGAACATTTGCACCCAGACACTTACAACGTGCAAAGTTCACCATCGACGAATAATCTTGAGAAATCTGAATACTCATTCCATTTTGTACCATATCAAAGCACAGTTGTACAAAATTCTTCAGAAAGATAAAAGAACATCCGCGACCAGGAAGACAGAATACAATACTCTTCCCCCGCATCCTCTCTTTAATTGCATCAATATCCCATTCTTGTTTTGGTGTTGGTGTGTTTGCTTTAACAGTAAATCCTTTTGCCATAAGAGAAATAAACCTTTCAATATCAATTTTATCAGTATATATATGCTTTTGTCAATCTTAGTGAGAAGAATTTGATATTGCTTCTTTACTAACAATTAATTCTTCATAACTTAAATCATTGGTTTCATAGCGAGTATCTAATACACTTACAAGTTTGTTCAGTGTATCCCAAGTAATATTAAATTCTTCTTCTTTTAATGAATGAAATAAACACGCATCTTTTGCATAGATGTGATATACTTTATTAGTTGCAGTCATAAAAAATATCTCCGGAATTTTTTCTTTCAGTTTTATTTTGTTACTGCATTATATATCAGAACTATACAAAATCCCAGTGCAACAAAAAAAGGGCGTGGATAGCGTATCATCCAGCCCGCTAATACAACTTTCCAAAAGTTCCAATATGGCGCCCTTCGATTATATCTGCGGGGTTTTCGGAGAATCATCATACTTCCGGAAATTTTTAAAAGAGAGATAGGTCGAGGTCGGTGTACGGAGTTGTTATAGATTAGGGTAGTGGAGCGTTTTTAATAAGGGGGGGCATCGGGGGATTATAACGCCATCATCGCCGCCGCAACGGTATAACGCCCAACCGCATATAACTGCCGTACCACGATATCACCAAGTATAACACTGTTGCCCCACGATGTCAACCGCAGGGCACACAGTTGTTAACAATCAGAACTCGATAGTGCTCTCCTCAGTATCACTCACAGCTTCATCAGCAAGAGCATCAAGAATGGACAGAATCTCGCTGCCAGTGTTACCTTGAGCGAGAAGA